AGGGCTGCTATTGCTGCCACAACTAAGGCTATGGGGTTAGCTGACATTACAGCGTTCAATGCCCCCTGTGCTACTGACATAGCGTTTGTTGCCACTTCTGCAAGGGTCATTTTGCCTGTTAAGAGTGCAACCAAGCCTTCACTGATTGACAGTGTTCCATTCATCACACCTTGGGCTACACTTGCCCCCTGTGTACTTGCTGAATAAAGTGCAACTGCTACCTGTGCCTGTTGGAAGCCCTGAACGGTTCTTTGTATGGTCATGCCGATTTCAAGCCCTGCGTATGCAGCAACCAACACACCTATTGCCGTTGCAACCGCCTGAACCGCTGTTTCATGTTCCTGACAGAAGCCTGTCACCGTAGAAATCACACCTGCAACCACGTTTAGACCGCTTGAAAGCAGGTCAACCGCTGTTGACAAGGCTGTTGTTGCACCTTCTGATGTTTCTTCACTTGATACAAGGTTTATGATTGCATCTATGATAGGCTGAACCGCTGTTGCTATGTTTCCGAAAGCCGTTTTCAGGTTTTCTATTGACGGTGACATTGCAGTTGTGAACGAATCCCACCGCTGACCAAAATCATCAATGAAACCTGTGATTGAAGGTGTAAGCGTTCCTGACACCCATGATGCAGCATTCCTTACAGCGTTTCCGATAGGCTCTGAAAACTTCTCACCAAGGGAAATCTGAAAACCTTCCAAGGCTGACTGCATTGACCGGATAGCACCACCAACACCTGACTCCATGTTTGTAGCCATGTCATCAGCTGCACCGGAACAGTTGTATAACTGATTTTGCAGGTCTGAATAAGCACTTGAACCTTGGTTCAGGATTGCAAGCAAGCCTTTCTGTGCTTCTGCACCTGCAACCGTGTTTGCAAGTTCGGCTTTCTGTGCTGTGTCTAATCCCTCTGTTGCATCACATAGATCCATAAGCACATCACCCAAATCACGGGCTGTACCGTCTGAATTGTAGAACTCGACACCTAACGCTTCTATTGCATCCCTCGCACCTGATGTATTAGTACCAAGCCTTGTAATTACAGTTGACAGGGCTGTTCCTGCCATAGACCCCTTAACACCTGCATTTGCCATTGTACCAAGTGCAGCTGATACATCTTCAAGGGAATATGAATAAGTACCTGCCAAAGATGAAACATAAGTGAACGCTTCACCCAAAGCACCTACTGTTGTGTTTGATTTTGCCTGTGTCGTGGCAAGTACATCTGCATAACGGCTTGCGTCTTGAGCACTGTCACCAAAGCCTGTCATTGCATCTGTCAGAATGTCAGACACCGTTGCAAGTTCTTCACCGGATGCAGAAGCAAGGGATAACATACCGCTTGTAGCTGACAGGATTTCATTTGTGTCAAATCCTGCCAAAGCCATATAACCCATTGCATCAGCTACATCTTTTGAAGTCCATGCAGTTGTTGAACCGTATTCCAAAGCTGCATCTGTAAGTGCCTGATATTCTTCGGCTGTTGCACCTGATAAGGATTGCACTTTCAGCATTGCATCTTCAAAATCGGCTGTTGTGGTAACTACTGATTGGGCGAAAGACTTGATTTTGTCAACAGCAAAGTAAGTTGCCACCGCTGCACCGATTTTCTTGAAAGCACTGGTTATTCTTCCTTCTGATGATTCCGCTTTTGAACTGGTATCGTCCAATGTGCTGTTTGCATCATCATTTTCAATGACCACTCGACCAATCAGTTTGAATACATCCATTATTCACCGTTACCCCCTTTCTGTTCTTTTTGTTGGGGAACAAAACCCTGCAAGATAGCGTTTGACTTTGCAATAATTTCTTCTTTCTTCGCTTCATTCGTTGCATCTTTGGATTGTGATTCTGACTTGATTTCTTCCTTCCACTCTTTGAATGACTTGTCATATACCTTGTGCAGAAAGAACTCCCACAACATAGCATCATTCTTTTCTTCTGCTTCTTTGTTCAGGAAGAACTGAACATATTCATTGAACTGTTCATTGATTATCAAGTTATCTAATAGAAAAAAAGGACTTGCATACCTTTTATGTAGCAAGTCCAAAAATTCATTTAACCCAACCGTTTGACGAACTTTGAAGCAACCTTGAAAAAATCCTTAAATTCTTCCTTGGTTACAAAGTCAAGAATCATTTCAGCGAAAACAGCCAAATCCAACTGTTCCAAGTCGGTCTTGCTCATACCGCTGACATTTGAAAGCAGGGTATATATTTCACGCTGACAATCGGGAATATGTTCCAATATTTTGTTTGCAAGTTTCAGGAACACATCAAGCCCCACAATGAACTGTGCATCACCGCTTGAACCTGCTTCATCCTTTGCCTTATCGACAATGTTCTTGATCATGTTCTTGTCAAAGACGGTGGTCAGTTCGTCCAAGCCGATCTTGCTGATCAGCTGTATCATGGGGAACAGGTCTGTACTGTTCAGCTTCCTGAATGTGTAGGGTTTTGGTTCTTCCACAATTTCAGGTTCAATCTGCGGTGTTGCAACCGCTTCTGCACCGTCCTGTGAACTCATATAACCCTCATTTAACGCTTTTTCAGAAGTAGGGGCAGAATTAACCGCCCCCACACTTTCATTTGATATATAATCCATTTGTCAATTCATCCTTTCTGTGGCTTAACCCTCTGCTTCTACAGTTGTGTTTGCACTATCACTTGTCGGATAGTAGATGTAGACAGGTAACTTGTCAAACGTGTCACCCTGATTGTCTGCATACGGCTTGAATGTAACAGGAATAACCGTTGCTTCCTTGTTTGTGCCGGAAAGCTCCAAGCCACTTGTGCAAAGTGCATTTTCCATGATAATGATGATAGGTGTATCATCTGCAAGGAATCCAACGAAAGCAACATTGTCAATGTAATCATCATCTGAAATCACCGACTTAGTAGCCAACTTGGTGAAACCTGTTGCATCACTCGATACTTCCTCACCGATCATAGCAAGTTTGAGTGATTCGGGTGAAACCTCGACAAGGTTGATTTCAAGCTGTGCAGTTTCACCCTGCTTCTGTGTAAGACCCTTTGTGTCTACGGTTGCACCGTCTACATCCACCGTTACAATGTTCGGTGAAAGGGTGAACTTGTTACCGCCTGATGTTGCACCGAACACCGTACCATTCCAAACACTTTTTGTAGAATCCCAAGTAAGATTTTTATAAATCGTACCTGCACCAAGCATTAAGGACTTTGGTGTTTTTTCGGTGATACCTGATTTCTTTAAACCTTTGATAAGACCCATAATTATTTACCGCCTTTCCATGTTTTGATTGCTAAGTTAATTTGTACCTTTGTAAGCTGTTCATCACCTGCATCAATAGGCTGACAGCTAGAATAATAAACCGCTATTGCCTGATTTCTGACAACAGCGGTCAAGCCTTCCACCTGCGGAAAGCGTTCTTCGATTTTTTCAGCTTCTTCCAACAGTTCAAACAATGTGCCTTCCGTTGTGTCGGATGCACGGTTGAACCCGGTCAGAATGAAAGTAAATTCTTTCCTTCCGTCCTCTGTGTTCGGGTCAGTTGGAAGAAGTTCACCCACCCAATAGGGATAAGTGACTTTTCTTTTCTTATTCTTCATAAAATGGTAGTCAAGACCTGACTCCTGCATCTTAGAAGTAATCAGTTTCAGCACTTCTTTCATCCGATACCCCCAAACAAATCCTGTGCCCTTGAAATTAGCCTACTTTTCAAAGCCATATATGCCTTGTAGAACGGTCTGCGTGGTGACTTTCCATAAGTGTGATACCAATGACCGCTTGAATCTTTGTAAAACCAACCACCCTTGCGACCGTCACCGTTCAGGGCATATTCACCTGTTCCATATTCTTCATATATTGCATTTTCGTAATTTGACCCAATAGCACCTTCAAGGCTTCCTTCGTCCACCTTGTAACTGTAAGAACCCTTGGTCTTTCCTGTCTTAACCTTGGAATTTCTCTTTGTCTGTGCTTCAAGTTCACCGCTTGCTTCATACAGCCAAGCAATCCCCTTTTCACGGATTGCAGCCTTTACCTTTGCCGTGTTATCGACAAATTCAACATCCACAACAC